GGCTGAATCGGCTCTGGAATATACTGCTGTTGCTGTGCAGCGATCTGTTGATTCTCTGCCAGCACCTGTTGCTTCCAATTATCAATAATTTTCTGCGAAACAGCCGGAGCATGAGCCTGAGAAAGCTGTGCATTGGTCAAATGCTGCTGTGCAAGGGTAATTTGGTCGGAATCACCCGATTCATGCGCTCTTTTGAAGTTTTCTTGGGCAATTACGAGTGATGCATCTGCTTTATCCTTACTTTGCTGCGTTAAAGCCGTCTGAGAGTCTTGAACAAGCCTTAAAAGCCGTTGATTCTCCGTTTGGAGGCTCTGAGTGTAATTTACTGCCTCATTTGCAAGCCTGTCCGACGCTTCTTTGGCCCTACGCTCTTCATGGTACTCCCATTTAAGCTTTTTTATGCGTTTTTGGGCACGTTGACCCAATTGTGCGATCTCTTCGTCCGATGCAGCCCCATCATCGTCGCTTTTTGCCGCCGGAACACCCCTCTGGTCCTCTTCCGGGCGGTCATCCACGACTTCAATGTCGATTTCACCCACATCGGCACTCGTTTCCGTCTCCGCAGGAGGTTCTATCGTGGTTCTAACACCTAAAAACTTGTCTTCTTCGCTCATTCTTCCGGTTTCTTCACTCATTTTAGGCCCTTTCCACGCCTCTGGGGTCTTCTACGACCGCCTCTACAGTGTCATCGTTGATTAAGCGGAATTCTTTTCCATGAATTTTCAGTCTTGTACCGCTGAATGCCCTAAAAACGACCCAATCGCCCACTTCACAATAGGGTCCATTAGGAAATCGGTTATAATTGACATAGGCATCCGGCCCCATCGACATAACCCAGCCCACAACGGTGGCAATTGACTCTTCGTGCTGGGACTGTGCTGACTTTATGATGCCACCTTCAGTGGCTTCTTCAATTTCGGGGAGTGCAATTAAGAGTTTGTAGCCTTTTGGCTCCGGTAATTGCGATGCGTAGCGGGGTCCGTCCTCTCCTGCCTCTTCTTCAGGCAGGACCATCTGATCCAGAACTTCTTTTGCGAGTGTAGCCACTATGACCTCTCGTTGAATTGTTGCGCCCCGAACGGACGTTGCGTCCTGCTAAAAAGAATCTGTATTCAGTCTATCTTCTATATCAATAACTTCACGTTCTGCCCAAGCCAACCCCTCAATGATACCGCACATCTTACGGTACTCTTCCATATCTTTAGCTGAACCCAGGGCAAGATGATCAGCTATTTCGTTCATTTGATTTCTTAATTTTTTTCTGAGCAACGAAAGAATATCGTCACTCATCCTTACTTTCCTCTTCCTTCTGCATACTCAAATTAAGCTTCACGCCTTCAATTTCCTGTTCAGCATCAAACTTTTCCTGCTCCAAATTAAGCTTCATACCCTCAATCTCTTTTTCAGCGTTAAACTCTTCTTGATCTAGTTGAGCTTTAAGCAACATCTCTTCACGATCTTGTTCCAGCGCAGCAGAATCAGAACGCTCCTTAGCTGCGATCTTCTCTCGCTCAAGCTGTTGCTTTTCTTGGTTCGACTGCTGCGTAGCCGCAAGCTTTTGCTGTTCCAACTGCGACTTGGCCTGATCTGCCTGAGCCTTGCGTTGAACATCCTGCTGCCTGATCTGTAATTCCTTTTCGCGCTGCTGCACGACAGGATCTTTCTGCATCTTCGCATCTTTCTCTGCTTTAGCCTTGGCCTGCTTTTTACCCAGCATCTGTTCTGCCGCTTCAGCAATAAGTGCGCTAAGTCTCTTTTCGACTTCTTCAGGCAACGGCTGGTTAGTCGGCGGAAGCGGAACACCAAGCTCTTCTTCAATCTGATCGCGGAAGATAAATGCCAAGTGTTCGCGAATATGCGAATCCAGGGCAGCATTGATTGCGCCGCCCATTTTATTATTCTGCATCTGTTCTTTAATTTGCGGATCATTTTTGAGTACCATGTGCACCTTCATATGAGCCTCATGATCTTGATACTCAAACGCCTTGACAGGCTTCAGCGTCAGAATGTCTTCATTCTCACTAACCGGATCTGTCGGATGGATCTCATCCGGCATCGGCACGATCTTGTCCGCATTCGGAATACCAATCAAATCCATCATTTCACGGTGCAGCAACGGCAGGTCGTAAAGACCGGGCGACTGCTGCGCTAATTGCATTGCCGCTTGGTATTGCATGATCCGTTGTGCCATAGTGGCCGCATTGGGGTCCGAAACAGGCACAACATCAATACGATCATCAAAGTCTTCAAGTTTAATACCCTCCCCTTCTTCGGTCTCATAAGGATAATCCGGGGATGTATAGTCGCGGATCACCTCAGAAAGAATCTTATACTCCTGTTTCAGGCTGGCGTGAATTCTAGCCTGAATAGCAGACTGCACTTTCATTGCCCGTTCCATGATTGCAAGAGTGGTTCCGACAGGAGCTTCCTGATTCATGTCTGCTACTTTGAGGTCAGCCATAGACGCAAAGCGTCTGCCTTCCTCCACGATGTTACCCAGCAATTGGTATAAGACCGAAGAAGGCTCTTTATAAGGAAGGAAGGTGATGTTGTCCCTGATAACGCCGCCCGGAACATCGACATCCCTAAATTCTCCCGGCATAATGGGCGTATCATCGCCCTTGATTCTCAACCCACGGGTTTTCAATCCCCCAGGCAAGTTGGACAAAGTGCCCGCATCAACGAGTTGACGCAGCAGACTCGTCGCTGACTTCGCGAGTCCACCGATCATGTGTATCAATCCAAGATTGTAAAACCCGATCCCAGGAACGTATCCGTAGTGGACGAAATGTTGTTTCTTTATTCGATGTGGATCGTCTTCGGCCCAGTTCCTGTAAATCGATAGAATCGTGGAACTGCTCTTATCGATAGTTACAACGTAAGGCAGTGCAACTCCATCGGGGTCTTCAAACCCTGGTACATCAATATCACAATGCATTTCAAGAAGCTGGTGTCGCTCGTCATCATCCCACGAAGGGCTGACGCCACCGATCTCGTTGAACTTGCTTGTGATTGGATTGTCTTCGATATGTGAAGCAGTGAGTTCCACATCACGATAAAAGCCACTGACTTGTAGTTTTCTTACCTGATTGGTGCTCCTGTTCATAACATGGGTATAGCGTTCTGCCTGTTCCAATTCAGATTCATTATACGCCACAACAAAATCTTCCGCCGGAATAAACATCGAAGTCGGTCTGCCCAGCGAAGGATCGAAATAGATTTTGCGAAATGCAGAGCCAGCAAGTGGCAGGCTGAACAAAAGCTTTTCGGTTTCAGACCGATATTCGGTCATCACTTCGATAAGCTGATAGTTCATATATTCCTGAACACGCCGTGCTTGCTCTTCCCGGTCATCGGTAAGAACACCCCAGATCTGTGTTTTGACCGGACCCTTGGCTGGCATGATTTCCTGAATCGTCTGCGCCTGGAACCGTACCACGGCTTCGGAAAGCATGGGGTGGAATACCCCGCAGGCTCCAGCCCACGGGGTAGTACGATCTTTGATCTCAAGACCTAGCTGGTCGAGACCTTCCTTATACGTTTCCTCCCAGTCCGAACGGCTGCTCTTATCGGACTCGAACATTGCGATGCAGTCGAGTGCCAAAGTGCGGAGTTCATCATCATCGATATGCTCCGCCAAGTTGGAATCAAACTCTTCTGTTCCGGCTCCCATGAGATCTGCCATGGGATCGAAATCAATCTCGACGCCGCCGTCTTCCAATTCGGTAACTAAAGAGTCGCCAATAGGCATTTCCTCTTCAGCGACCATAAGCCCCTCTGGACCCATATCGAAATCATCTTGGTCGAGAATCCCGTTGAGAGGTTTATCTACAGCCATTTACAGTCTCCATCAAATTCCAAAGCGCATATCGTGACGATCTTTCCACATCCGGTATCTGTCTGTCCGCTGGTCTATTGAATCCAATAGCGACTGCATGACATACTGATAATCCTGCCTATCCATAAATTTTTCCAATTTTCTTTCATGTTTCGCATTAACCGCAGGACACAGCAGCAATCCCTGCTCATCACGACGGCTGTATACGCCATCCAAACCCTTGTCCACAAGGGCTCGCATTCCACCCTTAACCCATTCAGGATAATGCCCAGCTTCCATCAAGTCTATTCCTCCCCTGACAATGCATCGTGCAACATCCGCCTTTGTGTGCCCCACACCATCTGATTGAACGTCATCGACAATCGCGGCAAAATCCAGTGTGTCGGCCATTAAAACCTCTCTATCCGGCACATACTCGTTGGAAAAGGAATCTAGTTGTTCTGACATTTTAACTCTCCATCAGGTTTGTGAGACGCTCAATAATGGTATCAAGCTCCGGTAGCCAGCGGTGCTTGGGGTCCAATTTAGCCAAACCATTCCTACGCTGCGTAGCTACAGAACGGATAGCCAATACGATTTTGATGTCGGCGGGGATCGGAGGCGGTAGCTGTGCAGCCGTTGTTGCAGCCAGATCCCGGTCATACTCATCACTAGACTGCGCCAGCACCTTTACACGAGTGCGCTCCGGCTGACTCATAGCCGCCAAATGCATTGCCATCGACAACTTTTGGGTATGATTCGTTTCCGCTTCATTAACCAAATCGGACAGCACACCGCGATCATCCTTGTTTATCTTTTTGAGCACTTCGTCCAACTCAGCACTCTCGACTTTCTTTTTTGCTTCTTTCAATGACATCGTTCCATTGATCACAGGTTCTACAAGTTCCGGCTTCTGCTTCCGTATCTTCTTCGCGTCCTGCACATATCTTGCGCTTGTTTGAAAAGTTTTAGCAGCTTCATCGCGTGACTGAGAACCTTCAGGCATTTTTGCCTGAATGTTATCTAAGTCCATCCGCGTCCCCTGCCTTTCGCGAGCTTCCGCTTCCAAGATATCCAAGATATCGGGGTCTGCCGCGATCATCGCACGTTGCTGACTTGTGAGATGTCTGCGCTGAAGATTCGTCGAGACAATCCACTCGCCAGCGGTTACACCATCAGGTGCATCCCATTCGATTTCCGTGGGTGTGATGCCCAACTCAGTGCACGCTCTGACACGGTTACGTCCGTCAAGCAATCGATTGTCGTGAAACACCACGGGATGTAGCTGGCCGCGATCCTTTATGTCCTCAACAAGCTCTTCATACTCACGACCAAACAACAACGGAAACTTCTCTGCTACTGGATGAATATCAATCATAACAACTACCCCCTCTTAGGTTGGAATCAATAATAGTCTGCTTTGCGGCCTGGTAGCAACTCGTCCATCGGGTAGTCGCTGTGCATACTGATAAAGCCGCCCTGCCTGAATCTGATCAACGCTTGTGTAGCGGAATCGACCAAGTCATCATGGTCGCCAAACGGAAATGACGCGAACTGCTCTATCACTTCTTCAGCCCACCGGGTCTTCGGAGCATAAACGTGCCCACTGAAAAAGAGATCAGATACTGCATTCACTCTAGCAACCTTGTCCTTGCCTCTACCCGGCGTGTATTCCGAAACGGGAATACCGATTCTGCGAAGCTCAAAGATCAAGGGACTACCCGCCGCTTTCGCTTCCACGATAAATGCATCGGGCTCGTATTCCTTGTACATCTCATACGCACGGACCTTCAGATCGGGAAACTCTAGTCGTTCTTGTAGCGCATCCAGCAGAACAATCTTCGCATCACCGTCTTCCGTATAGAAAACGCCCCATGTCGTGCAAGCACTGTAATCGGCAGTCTCCTTCGCAAGGAACGCCGTGTCCCACGATTGGATCACGAACTCGCAGCTTGGCGGTCTCTTCTCTTTCCATTCCTTCCACCAC